TGATTTTTGCGTTCATGGATATTTATCAGGATTTATCGGTTCCGAATCCCTGGATATGTTAAATCTTCAGCCCGCCAGCGGTAGGACACTGGCGTTTTTCCTGATGGCTGAAATATATCTGACAATTTCAGTAGAGGATTAACCATGCATAACGATCAACATAATTATGATTTATGCCTGCAAGCCATAAATGAGCGGGTAAAATCAGAGTGCCTCTTACTCCTCCCACAAGAACACGATGCAGTAAAATCCATTCAGGCTGAGCCGTATGGACATCTCACACCTGTGACTCTCGGCATTATCGCCAGAGCATTAACACAGCCCATGCTTATGCGTATTAAGACCAATATAAATAACTGGTTGAATGAAGAATTAAGCTACCTTGATTGTGAGTGGGACAATCATTACGCAAAAACACAAAAAGAACGCATCTTCAGTCGATTATCCAGCAACAGATAACGAGCCACCTTATATACGCCCTTTCAGATAAGTCATCCCCGGCTGCATCCAGTCAACAGGTGCTTTCTTAAAGGGCGTATTATCAAAATCACGCAGAAGAGCCTCCAGCACAACTGCATCATTGTCAGCACCACTGGCCATCATTTCAATCTCAGCTGCTACCTGCAGATATCCCATGCAACGACCAATGCGCTTCATCAGCCCCTGCTTTTTATTGTTCTTCAGGTAATCAATGGCAAATTCAATGAGCGCCTCACTATGCTGGTGCGATGGCGGTGTTAATTTCCCATTTTCTGAGATGGTTATTTTCCCGCCATCTCCGTATACAACAAAGGATGGCCGGTTACACTCCCATTCCTGATCTTTATCAGGTGCAGACGCAATAAAATAACGTTTATTTCCTTCCTCTCCGGCACTTTTAACCGTAATGGAGTACTCAGACTGCAGACAAGACGCCTCTTTTTCTGACCGCAGTGTTGACGGCGGCATCTTCAGAGAACCAGTAATTCTTCCCGGTAGCTTTCCTTTGTAGGTTATCAACACATCCTGCGCCTCTAAAATTATGGGGCGCTTTTCCGGCAACGGTTCGTTCCCTTCACATAACCCGGCAGCAACATCCATGAAAAACTGCTTCGCCTGCTTTTTCGCCTCAGCTTCGTAAAACTCCAGCGTGGCACCTTCAGTACGGTCAAGACTAATCGCCACATTTGGCAACAACAGTGACGGATACCCACCAATTTCCAGTACCACAGTAACAGTAATCTTATCCGGGTAATTATTTATCCCTTTAACAACCAGTTCGTATTTTTTCTTCATCGCTTTACTCTCCCCGCGCCGCCTTACGCCGGTCCTCTCTGATTTTGAAATACAGGTTAGTCAGATATGTCAGCAGCCCAAACAGCAGACTCCCCAGCACGCCTATTGCCGCCCACTGAGACGGGGAAACCCTGTCCAGCAACTGCAGGAACCAGTAGCCCGTTCCCACCGCTGACGTGGTGTATGACACACCTGTTGTGATTTTTTCCATCTGGTACATACCCCGTCTCCCGCAATCCGGAAGCTCACAACAACAAGTGGGGCATCAGCTCACACCGACCCCCCCTGCGCATGGTTACATCATCATTTCGCCGTCAGGCTGAGGCTCTTCACTACCGTCAGGCTGAGACCCGACGCCATCTGAAACAGTACTGTCATCCGCAATGCCTTCCGGCTCCGGAACCGCTGGTACGCCCAGCAGCTCATCCAGAATGGCATCCACTTCTGCATCAAGACGCGCCTCAAGGTTCTGGCGGAGTTTCTGTTTCAGTGCGCTCAGGACTTCTTCAGAGCGCAGGACTTCCTTCACTGCCTCAGCAGTGACCAGGGATGTGATTTCTGACATGGGATTTTCTCGTTGAAAGGTGTTGTCAAGAAAGTGACTACGGAATGAGCGGATCTTCGGGTTTGCTTCCGGCTGACTGACTGGCGCTGATTCTCTCAGCGGCCCTTTTATCAATCTGCCTGCGCCAGAAATCGCGCACTGCCCTGTACCCACCCGAAAGAAGATACATAACACAGACTGCCGTACAGAAGTACAGCATCACCTGATGAATAAATGTCATAATTTCTTACCGTTATGGTTGACAATGAGAACTGTTTTCATTTAAAAAACCGATATACGAAAGCATCTTTTCTTTACATTCTCCATTGGGATTACCTCCGCCAGCTTCCATTCCTGCCGCTGGCGGCCTTTTTTTATCATGCCGCGGCATCCGCGTTGTTCACTTCCACCTTCACACTGTCAATCAGCAGCGTATATGTCGCCGCCTTTGATATGCCTGTCAGTTGCAGTTTGTCCGCCGCCCCTGATGCCGGAGATTTCACCAGTGTGAACGGCGTCCCCCGTTTCTCATCCAGTACCGGCGTCACCTGAATGCTGTTGTTTCCGGCAAACTCAAAAGCCAGTGTGTGCCATCCGTTATCAAAGACCCCGAACGTATCCAGCTTCGCATTCGGCTTCTTGTGGTGCATCGCGTTCAGGTTCGTCGCATCCGTCTGCAGGAAGAAGGACATCAGCATGTCGTTGCCTTCCTCTGCCAGCGTCACTCCCTCCGGCAGGGACGACAACTGCCAGTAAATGCCCAGGGCAAACTGATTCGGCACCAGTGAACCCGGCAACTTAAACCGTACGCTCACACGTCCTCCTTTCTTCAGCAACTCTGCCCCCTGCCCGGCTGCATCATGCTCCAGAAACCAGATGTGGTTTTCCGGTTTATTCAGTTGCAGGGCCTTACCTCCCGTAGCCCCCGCATCACTGACCACCGCTTCAGCAATGTTTTTGTTAACATTGTCTCCGCTCGCCGGTTTGTGATAATAGCGCCAGCCCTGTGATGCCAGGTCTTCGCCGGACGCCAGCAGACTCATCAGGGTTCGGTTACTGACCGGGGCTTCCGGCTCTCTCTCCGTACCTTCACCGGAAGGTCCGGTGGGCTTCACCGTATCAGGCTGTTTTCCGGTAATGAATTCAGCGTTTCTCCCGGCATGCACAAGAATCGCCGTTGCCAGACGGTCGGAAATAATCCCACGACGTGCCCATGATCCAAAATGCGTTTTACGGTCAGCCGTCGTCCAGGTTTTGGCGTCCGTTCGACCACCGGCTCCGTAATACCCAATATCCGCAACATCCGGATCTTCTGACGGCTCGTTGGTACCCACATTTCGCCCGTTTTCATCCGTCATAAACGGCACAAAGAAGATTTTTTTTGCGGATTTCGTCTTATATGCACCATACACCGCATCGTATTGCGAAGAATAAGTCTGCTTCCAGTAGTAGGTCGTGTCGCCACAAATCCAGGGAACTGATGACGGAGAGCCCCCGAGACACTGACCTCCGAATTCCGACAGGTCAGAACGATATTTTTCCACCATGGAATCAAACAGCCCCGGCTGAGTGGCGTATGCACCCTGTTTCAAATCAAACTCGCCCTGCATCCAGACCACTGCAAGCAGAATATTTTTAGGGTTGGCCTTCAGTGCGGCCTGAGTACGGGTAAGCAGGTCCTTGTACAGTGGCTTATCTACACCCCAGCGTGCCGAGGTCTCGCTTGCGCCGGTGGATTCGCTGAAGGTACCTTCATCGCCCGCCAAAAATGCAGAACCACCACGGCAGCACGGAACCAGAAGAATACCGGCATTCGCCGGAATAAACGGCAACAATTTCTTCGCGATATGTAATCCCTGCCCCACGCATCCATACTGAGCTGCGCTGGCTTTCGGGTGTGAAAACTTACTCAAATCCTGAACATCATGCAGGCAGTGGTCCGCAGGAATAATGTCATTGTAGTTACAGGACGCACCACCCGGCGTGACAGTGCTGCGACGCGCCAGCTGTTTAATACGCGGGTCCGGACGGTCATATGTCTCCGGCAGCGGAAGCCCTTCACCATACGCCATACCGTTTGACTGCCCGGCCAGGGCAACAACAAAGTAATACTCCGGGTTGCTGGTAGTGCTGATAACTGCGCCTTCTCCATCCGACGGCTTCACCACCACAGGTGTGGTGACATCACCTTCCGCCGCAATGGCCTGCATCAGGGTATAAGGCGTGATGGCCACCGGACTGCCAAATGGCTGCCACCCCTCCTTCAGTTTTTGTGTCAGTCGTTTCGCAAGGTCTGACGGCGATGCCGCCCTGACCACGTCATAGTGTTTAAATGCCATGAATCCTCCCGGCCGGGATAATATTGTGAGTAAAATAAGGAGCGGGCTGAAGTCCGGAAGTTACAGGACAATGGCAGAAGAGAGACGACAGCCCGCAATTCGAAAAAGACCGCGCAGTTGCGCAGCCTTATGAATTCTGGTTAAAATCCATTCGATTATAAAAATGTATATCTCATGCTGTTTCCCGAACCCACTCGGGCTTTTTTTGCCCACAAGAAAGCCCCTCCGGAGAGGGGCTAAAGCCGCGTATCTGTATCATCATGCACATGGTGCCGGGTGCCTCCCGGTAAGTTCAGCCCGGTGCCACTAAACCCGCGTCATTCTCGTTTTGATAATCAGAGATTATACCGTCACCAGTCGCCCCTCCGCTCAGGGGGATTCACCATGCCAGTTTCTTTTAACAAACTCCCCGCAAACCAGACAACAGTCAACCGCCTGAATTGTGAGGTATTTAAAAATTTCTCCAGATAACTGATACCCGGCTAACAGTCTGGCGTTTTCTTTTTCAGCAACGGGAAAGCAACAACCACCACACCCACCAGCCGCCAATTTACCACAAATAAAAAAGCCTTCAGGACTGAAGGTGTCTGTAACAACCAAACTGATAGTCTGCCAGACCCGCCATAACAAGCTGGGTCAGTATTAACTGGCAGCGTTCGCGTGAAAGGTAAGTATTCTGTGCAATCTCCCCGACTGTCGCCGGTTCGGTGACGCTTAACTCATTAAACACCACTCTGGCGGTTTCGGTCATATCCTGCTGTTTTAGCATGTCTTTTTCCCTTTTTCGGTTAACGTGACACACCAATAACTCTTGTAGAAAAAGCCAGCAAGCTGAAAGAACGGTATTAATAACCACCAGCGAATTTATTGCGCTACTGTATATCGCGGACACAAAAAAACCACCTTCCGGTGGCTTCCTTGTGCGAAAAAAACTTGCGTTTCGCCTCGCGATACAGCTTTGCGAAGCTTATACGGATTGAAGCAGTTTATTGATCAGTTTGCAACATTTTTCTCTGTAACAAAAGCCATGCGCATGGGGGCATATAACATAAATTCAGATACCCCCAACCATTGATCAATTCGGCGCCTGCACGTAACCAACGACCAATCAGGATGATCTGCATTTAACCTTTCGGCCATTTTCAGTTTGCTCATTCCCCGTCCTTCGTACCTTTGCCGGAGAACATTGATTAGCCCGGGATATTCCCCAAGCACCTCACTGATAACGCGATCAATAATCAACGCCTCTGTGTCTGTACAATGTGACAACCAGCTCTTCTGCTTTCCTCTTGTCATATCCCGAAAAAATGCCTCAAGTTCCGGTTTTTCCAGCCCGGATTTCTTCATTCTGCGTAAAACCTCATTAACTGCTGTTTTCGTCAGCTTTTTCGAAACCAGTAACCGGTTAAACATATTTCCCGTCTTACCGCCGCCAATATACGACCAGCGCCCCCACATGCGCAGTTTTCCCTGAATCCAGACACTTTCCAGCGTGGTGAGACGAAGGTGTTCCCCGCTTTTGCCTGTATTTGTTGGGTAAATCATAAATAACCTTCCTTTCTCCAGATTTCTTGTGTGCGAAAAACACCTTCTGCATGCATCAGGCGTAATTCTTCTTTGGTGTAATCGCTGGTTTTTACCCGCCCGTCGATTAAATCGTGGCATGAGCTGCAGGCAATCGCTGCCTGCATATCGTGTGGTTTTGTCGCTGTTCCGCACGTCCCCGCCAGCCTGTAATGCGCCAGCACAGAAGTTTCGGGATTGTGATTGCAGTAGCCAGAAATTCTGACGGTGCACATCTGCCCCCGCGCCGCTTTACGTAAATCCACCATTACGCAAACTCCAGTAACTGTACGGCCACATTTTCGACTTCCTCCGGAGAGGAAAATTTACGGAACAGGATCCAGTTCCACAGCACATTCAGTACAGATTTATAAACCTGCTGAAACTCGGTTTCGTCCATGTTCGCAAATGCGATAGATTTTGCCCTGCGCCCACGACTACCATCAGGATAAATATGCTCGGTGTAAAATCCGGCCTGAATGGTTACCCACTCGCGGAAAGCCTCAAACGACTTTAGCAATGCCGTATCCCGGGTTCTGCGTGTCGCAACTGTATTCAGATATTGCTCTGCGGCTTCGCTCAGAGCTGGCGTATGTTCCCGACCTACTGATTCGCACAGGTACTCAACGAAACCTGATACCAGTTCTCGTTCTCGAGGCGTGATCACCCCACCGCTTGGAGTCCAGTAATCGAATCCCAGTTGCAGGAGTTTAAAAAAACGCTTGTGAAATGCGTAGTTACGCACACGCTTAAAGTCTGCGTGTATCCACTCACCTATTTTGATTTGATGCAAAAAATCGCAACTCTCCGGCGTCGCCGGGAGAAGTAATCCGGAAGAGGTTTGTTTGACCAGTTGTATATGCGCCATCGTAGTTCTCCGCTGGCGCAGTAGAATGGGTGTTCAGCCCATTATGTAGTATAACAGAATTAATGCCAATACTAACAGGATGCTCTGACTCGCAATTCATCCGGCAGTTTATCATTTCCCATAATGTCACTTACCCTCATCGGTAAAAAAATTGCCTTTCGACCATTACGATACATCATTGATTTTGGGATTTCAGGGAAGTAATCCATTTCGACTATAACTGACAGGTCATCACGACGTATGACTGCGTATTTGCTACTAAATAGTTTCTTTATTTTTTCCACGATGCCTCCAGGTTTATAAGTACAAAAGGTTATATCCACATAGAGACAAAAATATTAATCTGAAAAATATTTATTTCACGCCGTATATTTGATTATTTAATGTGCAGGTACAATGACTTTTATTTTGTGTTGTGTATATAATCAAATATATGGTTATTTTTCACCCTGCGTATTCAGAACGCAACAAAAAACCCGCCGAAGCGGGTTTAGTGCGGGTGCGTTGAGGATGCCTGACACATGAGAGGTGGCGAGGGATTTCTCCCTCGCCTGGTCTCTTACTCCTCAGGTTCGTAAGCTGTGAAGACAGCGACCTCCGTTTGGCCGGTTCGGATTCGTACCTCGCAGAGGTCTTTCCTCGTTACCAGTGCCGTCACTATGACGGTTAAACAGATGACGATCAGGGCGATTAGCATCGCCTTTTGCTGCTTCATAGCCTGCTTCTCCTTGCCTTTCGGCACGTAAGAGGCTAACCTACGTGTGTAGAGCATAGATATGGCCTCAGATTAATGTTAAGCGTCTTGCCGGACGCGTAATGTTAACTGGGGCTTTTCTCTATCTGCCTTTTGGTGTTCATGCCTGAGACAGATAGCCTCAAGCACCCGCAGTTATTCTACTTAACTAAGATTTCCCCGCAAACCGTTTTTGTCCGGCACAGTAAATATCCAACTAAACCAATGGCGTTCGCTGTATTTACCGCCAGTATTCAATGCACATGCCCGCCATGAACACCCCTAAAAAAAGGGCATTTATATGTCCAAACATTAATATCAAAACATCAATTTTTTCCATATACCTTGCTGTGAAGATGATGGGCATACATGATGCGAACAACCAGAACGCAACAAACAAAAACTGCAATGCGTTTTTCATTATTCCCCCCTACAATCAATGTGCAATAACATTTAAACACACCTCAATTTGGCCGGACATATAAATATCTAAACCAGAAAAAATCACTTACATAGCGTTACAAACTCTTTAGTCTAAATATTCATCGTAAAACATCCTCCACGCTTATCAGTCCATTTCGTTTCAGGTAATCCATCGCCTTCTCCGGTAATTTGCAGTCCGACTGAGCTTTTTTCAGTTGACTGACCAGTCGTTTAACCCACATTGTTAATTCGCTAACCTGATTGCCGGATGCTGGTGGATTGTCGGCTTTACCCAGAATGGCAGCGCAGCAGGCCTCTCTGAGCACCCAGTCAACAGCATCCTTCCATGCTCCTGTTTCGACTGGCGGATTCTCACGCTTTACCTGTTCATAAAAGCGCACGGCTTTAACCAGTCCTTCTGATGTCACCGGGACTGGCGGGCCGATGAATAAGGCCTGAATTTCATAGTTCGGCCTGTCGTTACAATCCTCTTTTGTCGGTACATATTTCCAGTCACCAGCCCACGGCTTCCCCTGAAAGTCTGTAACGTCTTTTTTCACGTAGCGATATCGCCATGCAACTGGTTTTGCCTGCCCTGCCGTTTCATGCCCTTCCTGATAATTAATCTCGCTCATTCATCGCCCCACTCATCACAATATGCTTCGACCGGAGTTTTTCCTGCTTCATAATCATCACGCCATGCTTCAGCATCAGCAGCACTGCCACCACGTAACTCTGCATAGTCCATTAACAGTTCATGCCATGCTTCAAAACTGACGTTGTATTTAGTTGAACCAAAATCAGCCATTTTGCTCTTCCTCTTCGTCTTTTATTTCGTGATATGAGTAATTGCAGTAGTTAAAGAAAATATCTTTAGCTTCATCCTGTATTTCATCTGGTGTTGCATCATCATCCACTTCGAATTCATCCTCGAAATCTCCACCGGCTATTCCCGTTTCAATAATTATTTTGAATTTTCGCATTTCACTACCGCCCTTTCGGACGGCCTCCTGATGTTCTGAGGGTGCAGAAATCCCTCCGGTTAAGGATTAAATTTTTAACAGAGCTAAATTTAATTATTCAGTTCTGGATTTTGTCGCCCTGCGTATCCGCGCTTTCGCGTTACGCTCAATCTGAATTAGCTTTTCTATATTTTTTCGCCTTTCCCGCTCCTCCTGGCGCAAGTGCCTTACATCATCTGCCAGTCTGGTTTCTCTTTTCGCCACAGAGAGCATCCAGTCAAATGGCTCCACAACTGCACCGCAGATTTTACAGCGGACCTGACGCTCTTTTTCGTCAACCCGGACAGAGGCGTGATGACAATATGGTCTTTCCGATGGCTCATAAAGAAAATTAACCTGATTACGAGGGTCATCCTCTTTTACCGGAAATAAAACGATATTGCTTAACTCATCCTCTGGTTTTATTTCCATGCTCCTCTCCTTTGATGCGAATGCCAGAGACACGTAATGCGTGTTCTAGGTCAATCAGGTAAAGCCAACTGCCATTTTCTTTAGGTATCATGACATGTCGCTCATCTGCATTTATCGGGTGTCCATATCGAAGGTCGTAGCGAGTCGGTAATTGAACTTCCCGCGCTTCCAGTTCAGCAATACGCTTGCTCCCATCAGAGATAACGCCTTCGTAATACTCACGCTGCTCTTTGAGTTGTGATTTTGCTTCTTCCAGTCCATCCAGCAAATCAGCGATAATATCCGCTTCCCGATGACGGATGTGACGCTTAAACGCAGCAAGAGCCGCATCACAATCCCGTTCAGCATTTGGGCTGTCCGGGATAGCCTGATACCACGCCAGCGTCGACTGATAGTTTTGTGCTGCCTCACGAAGCGCCTCATAGTTAACCTCTCTCATTGAGCCACCTCCTGATAAATCACTGCATGCCCCAGTTTCTCCGCCAGTGCCAGCTCTGCCTTAGCGCCCGCTGACCGCTGCCAGCCATTCAGCATGTAAATCGCATCCACACAACGAATCATTGCCATGCAAATATCCATGTAGTGCGGCTGTGTCAGCCCGTCCGGAAGTACTGCCGGGTTTAAGACGGTATGCCCTTCCCGTTTCAGTTCCTCTTCCGCCTTGTGAAACGCCTCACGGTTGAAATTTTCATATCCCGTCATTGGACCGGCAATATAAACTCTGACCCTCACTCCATCACCTCCTGAAAGTTTCCCCGATAGAACGCCAGCACACGCTGCATAACTTCGCTCTGGCGGCACTCACGACAAATTATGTTCTGCCGTCTGTTGTAACGACGTATTTCTCCGTCAGGTAACTTTCGAATCAGTGTCGGGTCAGCAGCCTTCTCCGGTGTCTTACGCCATACGCGATACGCCTGCTCTGATGGAAATACCCCGCAACCAGAGAGCCAGACATCACCACTGGCCGCAAGCGCACCAGATAAACGACGAATAGCGGTCTTACTGACACCCGTTTTATCTGCCAGTTGTCGAAAAGTTTCTCGTCCGCTCAGGCGCACGAATTCCACAATGCGCGCCTTCACTTCTTCTCGCTCTTCTGGTGTAAATACTTTTGCCATAGGTGCCTCCGGCAATCACTTTTCCGATGCAACATGGCGGGAAGAATCAGTAATCTGTCGTACAATATCCCTGTGCTTGTTCAACTCACGCAGCGCGGCGCAGACACGCTCCCACTTCTGGACATGATTTTTCGCCCGACGCAGTTCGCGGTTTGCCATATGCAGTGATGGTAAAACCAGGTCATCCGCTCGCGTTTCAGTAAACGATGGCAGCGACTGCACAATGTCCGCCACAGTTTCTGTTTTAATATCTTCCTGTGTTGCAGCCTCCTGTACTGGTAACGCAACACCTGCGGTCTGAGGAAAGGCCTTACCATCAGTTTCCGCTACCGATGCTGCTTTCGGCTCTGCTGGTAAATTATCGCCCGGTATGCAGTAACGAAATTTACCGCCCTGATTTACGCGAATCAGACGACCTTTGCTGATTGCCATTGCCAGCGTTGAAGCCACTTTGCGTGATGTGGTACCAAACAATGTAGCCAGCTCATCAGCCGTTTGTGGTCCTCGTTGTTCAATCGTCGCGGTTAAATCGCACTCTGAGATTTTCGCTACTGTTGCTGTGGTGATTTCTTCCGGCAGTTCTGCCTGCGCTGGCTGTTCCTGCTGAACGTTGTTATCAGCCACACGCCAGGTGTACGCGCTTTTATCAACAAAACCAGCCTTTTTCAGTTCCCATAGTTCGTTCAGCACTTCTTCACGACTGATATCAAGTCGCGCAGCAAGTTCTATGGATGTGGCTTTTCCCATTGCTTTCAGTGCGTCAAAAACAGTCTCCATTAAATTTTTCTCCCGGTAAAAATTACTTCGCAATTCCTGGCTGGACGACATTCGGACGCCAGCTCTCCCAGTTAAAATTCACCCATCGCCCGCCGTTCATGGTCATGCGATCCATAATCCGCTCGCCGAGCAATGTTTTCATGGCCTCATAGTTCAGGTTTGTCAGCATCCCCACGCTGCGCATCGACGCTGTCCGGCGATCAACAATCTGGTGCAGTACCACCTGCTCGTTTTTCGTCTCGCGCTGAATGCCAATTTCATCAAGAACCAGCAGATCCACTTCGCACAGTTCCCGCAAAAATTTTTCGCCTGACTGCCCATCGTCATAGCTGGCGTGCAGGGCACTCATAACATCAGCCACGGTAACCACAATCACTGTCTGACCGTCTTTCAGCAGGCGATTCCCGATAGCTGCCGCTAAGTGGTTCTTCCCGGTACCAGGTTTTCCGCTGAACGCAAAATTTGTACACCCGGTCATCAGTTCATCAGCGATGGATTTCGCCTGACTCAACGCGTATCGCTGCCCTTCGTTCTGCACCTGGTAATTCGAAAACGAGCATTTGCGGTGCAATGGCTGGATGCCAGAGCGATTCAGAATTTTTTCCACCCGCAACTGACGATTCTGACGATTGATCTCCTCACAACGTTTCTGGCCTTCGGAAAGTTGCCACTCGCGCCACTCCGCTACCGTCTTGAATGGCGCGGTTACATGTGACGGGGCCAGTCTGCGGATACGTTCAAGAACATCGCCTGTCGCAATATTTTTCATGGTCAGTTACCCCCTGAAGCCTGGCGGGATCGCACTATCCGGTAACGAGACGGTGTTAACCTGTCGGAGTAACGTCTCAGGTCGAACACCTTTCGGCGCGAACAAGCCCTGGTATTCATTGGCGATGCTGTGTCGAATCACCTGCTCAGGTGAAAAACCCTGCTGGCGGAATTTTTCCAGCTCCCGTATCGCCCCGTTAGCGCCCTGCTCCGTTCGAATCGGTTTTCGCAATGCCTGGCGAAATTCAACCCACTCACGCCAAAGCGAGACAGAAATCCAGTTCGGCAAAGCAATATCCAGAGGGTCAAACTTTTTGACACCTCGATTCCCCCGGGGGGGATTTAGGGGGGGATCTGTTTTTAGATCTTTATCTGTATCTTTATTAGTTGCCTTTGTGTTGACATCATGTTCAAACACCACTTCAACATCTGTTTGAACACCTGTTAAATTTCTCTCTTGTTTTGTTTGAACATCTGCTTCCTTTCTGCTTCTTCTGGCCTGAACAGATGCTTTTCCTGCGGCTGATTTTTTGGTTAATTTTTCCCTGACTGATGCCAGATCTTCCTCAATCCGAAGATGCACCCATTCCTCGCCGTTATCGCAAAAAAACTCCTGCAAGGATGGTTCAACATCAGCCCATCGCTCGTTAGTCAGACGGGCAATTTTTGCCAGCCTGTTTTTAGGTATTGGCTTTCCTGTTTGCCAGTAATTGAACATCAGCAACAAATACGCACCATGCTCCTCTGCTGACAAATGCATGGTGTCAGCCAGGTAATCAGCTATGTACAGTTGCATGTATGGTAATGCGGCCATAATTGCCCCGTATGATGCTGCCCGGTGGCTTAGAATAAGCACAAACAGCATGGAAACTTTTGCTTAATGAACAATGACAGAATCGTCGGAAGAACCGCCGCCGCTGAAATGCGCTTTCCGGTAAACGGCTTGGACTGCATCATCATGCGCATCAATTGCCGTACTTAACGCTTCCTGCGCCGCCAGTAATGCACGGCGTTCCAGGGTATCGAAGATGCAGAGTCGGTGACGCAGCTCGCGCGGAAGGATTGCCAGAATTGCTGGGATCAGCTTCTGAATTTTTTCTCTTTGCGTTTTCGTTTCACCTTTCAACCAACGGTGATAGATATTCTGCTGATTGTTCCAGTCCTTGCCTGGAACCAGGGGCAATTCGCCGCCCCCCTGGCGCAGATATTCTTCAGTAATTGCATTGGCTACCCATGCCTGCCCTTTTTCGGCTGCTAGGGCAAACAACACTGATTCGATGTGCTCATGCTTGATTTTCATGAATCATTTGCCTCTTGATGTTTCAGGTATGATCAAATGAGGATTTGTTACTGTCATTTAGTTGCTTCACTGACATATTCTGCGAACAACATGCCGAACGTCGTAAATATGACCAGTCAATATCAGGACGAAGTTCTTCGCACAGAACCTCACCTCTTGTTGCACGTTCAATTGCTGGACATCTCTCGGCAGGCAATTGACGTACCCCTTTGATCCATTGATTTACGCTTGGAGGTGATACACCTAAAAGCCTAGCCATTGCTGATTGCCCACCGACAACAGCACAAGCTTGCTTGAATGAATAGTTCTCTTTTTTCATCGAATGAACTCCAAAAACACACAGAAATATTAGGCGACGCCTAACGCAATTGTCAATAGGCTGTGCCTAATGCGGTAAGGATAGGGATTGCCTAATGTAATGCGCATAGGAGAATATTAAGCAATGCTTAGTGGTAAAGACTTAGGCCGAGCGATAGAGCAGGCCATTAACAAAAAAATCGCATCGGGATCCGTCAAATCAAAGGCGGAGGTCGCACGCCACTTCAAAGTCCAACCACCATCAATTTATGACTGGATTAAGAAAGGCTCTATAAGTAAAGATAAACTTCCAGAATTATGGCGTTTCTTTTCTGATGTTGTTGGTCCAGAGCATTGGGGGCTTAACGAATACCCCATACCAACCCCCACCAATTCAGATACAAAAAGTGAACTTTTAGATATAAACAACCTTTATCAAGCAGCCTCTGATGAAATAAGAGCGATTGTAGCTTTCCTGTTATCTGGAAATGCTACAGAACCAGATTGGGTTGACCACGATGTTCGCGCCTACATAGCAGCGATGGAAATGAAAGTGGGTAAGTATCTGAAAGCTCTAGAATCTGAACGGAAAAGCCAGAACATCACAAAAACTGGAACTTAAACTTATATGGTCTGACGGAAAACTCCTGGATTCCGTTATTTAACCCCCCCATCACTTTCTGCTGTCGCCATCACCTATTAGGTTACGCTCAAAACATTAGGCATAGCCTATTGACAATCAATTAGGCATTACCTATAGTTCCAGCATACCACCCACCCCGCCCCACAGAACGCCGGGCAATACTTCGAGTTACCAGGCAGTGGTAAGGGGTTAAGTAGCCAGCCCGAGGCGTATGAACATGACGGCGGGATTCAAATTTTGCAGTGCAGCAGTTAGTTCCGCCACCCGGCGTTAAGGGGAGAGATAAGATGGTGCATTACGAAGTAGTTCAGTATTTGATGGATTGTTGCGGTATCACTTACAACCAGGCTGTGCAGGCTTTACGCAGCAACGACTGGGATCTCTGGCAGGCAGAAGTCGCTATACGTAGCAACAAGATGTGAGATTCGCAAAATGCAAAAAATCGACCTCGGCAACAACGAATCCCTGGTGTGCGGCGTGTTCCCCAACCAGGATGGAACGTTCACTGCCATGACGTATACCAAAAGCAAAACATTTAAAACCGAAACTGGTGCGCGCCGATGGTTGGAGAAGCACACAGTAAGCTAACGATTAAAACGTCTACTCCTGCTGTTCCAGAATAACTTCATAAAATGGGAGTATTTTTCGGTGACGAGATAATAAGAACAGTTTGCGCTATCACTCTGATGTTGAATGATGCCCTTCCGTTCTAATTTTTTCATAACCGGGTTACGGCAAGGAGAAGTGATAATAAGATTTCCTGTTTTAAGGAAATCTTTAAATACAGCGATTTCTTTCTCAGATAAACGAAGCAATACTCGTTGCTCTGGTAGTAATGAATAATGCTTTTGAATATGTGCTCGCAATCTTGAGAAGGAAATGGCGACCACGAAAGAAAAGGCAAAAACGATAATCTGAAAGAGCCAAGGTATTTCAGTATAAGCATTGAATGCGACAGTAAACTCTTTCGGTATCAGCCAGAGAGTGAGACCAAAAATGATAATCGTATACATAAGTATTTCGAGTGGCTCGTTAGCAAAAAGTTTCAACAATGGAGTAAATACATCCAACATATCAATAACTCTCAACTGTAAGGGTATTGAAATGTTAACACAAGCTCTCGCTGTAGGGGTATAGCCGAGACCACCGAAGCCCGGAGGTGGTGAAATAAAACCGGGCACAACACGAAGGCGCATTTCCGATATCCATAAAGAGTCGGTCTTGTCTGTTAAATTTAAATGGTGGGAGTGCGCCTCCGGTTGTAAATAACGACATTGCTGTGTGTAGTCCTGGCGGCATCAGTTTTTTCTTGAAGTTCGGCTGATGTCCGCCCTTTTTTAAGTGAATTTTGTGATGCGGTGAATGCGGCTAAGCGCACGTGGCACAGTTAAAAGTCATGTTAGTCCTTATTGGTTTGGGTGGGAAAGCCGACTGTAATTGTTAACTGGTTGCAGTCACCTGGAGGCACCAGGCACCGCATCAACAAAGTTCATTTGTAAAAATGGAGATAATTATGATTGCACATCACTTCGGAACTGATGAAATACCACGTCAGTGTGTGACTCCTGGCGATTATGTTCTTCATGAAGGCCGGACATATATTGCCTCGGCAAACAATATTAAAAAGCGAAAACTATATATTCGTAACCTGACCACAAAAACATGCATTACTGACCGCATGATTAAAGTCTTCCTCGGTCGTGATGGTTTACCTGTAAAGGCGGAGTCATGGTGATGACTAAGAAAATAAAATGTGCTTACCACCTTTGCAAAAAAGACGTTGAAGAAAGCAAAGCTATTGAAAGAATGCTTCACTTCATGCACGGGATTTTATCAAAAGACGAACCGAGAAAATATTGCAGTGAAGCTTGTGCCGAAAAAGACCAGATGGCACATGAACTTTAATTAATTGACTATTCGAAACTGAATTTATGCCAGAAATGGCAGGTATTCGCTCAACCTTAATTAAGGAGAAAAACATGATTACCAATTATGAAGCCACTGTTGTAACTACCGATGACATTGTTCACGAGGTGAATCTGGAAGGAAAGCGCATTGGCTACGTAATTAAAACAGAAAATAAAGAAACCCCATTCACTGTGGTTGATATCGATGGTCCATCAGGCAACGTAAAAACACTTGATGAAGGTGTCAAAAAAATGTGCCTGGTGCATATCGGAAAGAATCTGCCCGCAGAAAAAAAAGCCGAATTTCTGGCAACTCTAATTGCAATGAAATTAAAAGGTGAAATCTGAAAGAAATAGCCTGCGTATGGCGCAGGCTATGAACAGTGTGTATCCGGCAAGATCATTCACTGAACAAAACGAATTTTAATCTGAGTTGAGGTTAAAAAACAATGAGCACAAAACCACTCTTCCTGTTACGGAAAGCGAAAAAATCATCCGGTGAACCTGACGTCGTCCTGTGGGCAAGCAACGATTTTGAATCGACCTGTGCCACTCTGGACTACCTGATCGTTAAGTCAGGTAAAAAACTGAGCAGCTATTTTAAAGCTGTTGCCACGAATTTTCCTGTCGTTAATGACCTGCCCGCTGAAGGTGAGATCGATTTTACCTGGAGTGAACGCTATCAACTCAGCAAAGACTCCATGACATGGGAACTAAAACCGGGAGCAGCACCAGACAACGCTCACTATCAAGGCAATACCAACGTCAACGGCGAAGACATGACTGAGATTGAGGAGAATATGCTACTCCCAATTTCTGGCCAGGAACTGCCCATTCGTTGGCTTGCTCAACACGGCAGCGAAAAACCGGTAACGCACGTTTCACGCGACGGACTCCAGGCATTACACATTGCTCGGGCTGAAGAACTACCGGCTGTTACTGCCCTGGCTGTTTCCCACAAAACCAGCCTGCTCGACCCGCTGGAAATTCGCGAACTCCACAAACTGGTTCGTGACACTGACAAAGTTTTCCCTAATCCTGGTAATTCAAACCTGGGACTGATAACTGCTTTTTTCGAAGCATACCTGAACGCTGACTACACCGATCGAGGACTGCTGACAAAAGAGTGGATGAAGGGTAATCGTGTTTCACACATCACTCGCACGGCTTCCGGTGCTAATGCTGGCGGCGGAAACCTCACCGATCGCGGCGAAGGTTTCGTACACGATCTGACGTCACTGGCGCGCGACGTAGCCACTGGCGTACTGGCCCGTTCAATGGATCTGGACATCTATAACCTTCATCCGGCACACGCTAAACGCATTGAGGAAATTATCGCTGAAAATAAACCGCCCTTTTCTGTTTTCCGCGACAAATTCATCACCATGCCTGGCGGGCTGGATTATTCCCGCGCCATCGTGGTTGCGTCCGTAAAAGAAGCACCAATTGGGATCGAGGTCATCCCCGCGCACGTCACTGAATATCTGAACAAAGTACTGACTGAAACCGATCATGCCAACCCTGATCCGGAAATCGTGGATATTGCCTGCGGTCGCTCCTCTGCCCCGATGCCGCAGCGAGTAACAGAAGAAGGAAAACAGGATGATGAAGAAAAACCGCAACCATCTGGAACAACGGCAGTTGAACAGGGAGAGGCTGAAACAATGGAACCGGACGCAACTGAACATCATCAGGACACGCAGCCGCTGGATGCTCAGTCACAGGTAAATTCTATTGATGCGAAATATCAGGAACTGCGGGCAGAACTCCATGAAGCCCGGAAAAACATTCCATCAAAAGATCCTGTCGATGCCGATAAATTGCTTGCTGCATCACGTGGTGAATTTGTTGACGGAATTAGCGACCCGAACGATCCGAAATGGGTAAAGGGGATCCAGACTCGCGATTGTGTGTACCAGAACCAGCCAGAAACGGAAAAAACCAGCCCGGATATGAATCAACCTGAGCCAGTAGTGCAACAGGAACCGGAAATAGCCTGCAATGCCTGCGGCCAGACTGGCGGGGATAACTGCCCTGACTGTGGTGCGGTGATGGGCGACGCAACATACCAGGAAACATTCGATGAAGAGAGTCAGGTTGAAGCTAAGGAAAATGATCCGGAGGAAATGGAAGGCGCTGAACATCCGCACAATGAGAATGCTGGCAGCGATCCGCATCGCGATTGCAGTGATGAAACTGGCGAAGTCGCAGATCCCGTAATCGTAGAAGACATAGAGCCTGGTATTTATTACGGAATTTCGAATGAGAATTACCACGCGGGTCCCGGTGTCAGTAAGTCTCAGCTCGACGACATTGCTGATACTCCGGCTCTGTATTTGTGGCGTAAAAATGCCCCAGTGGACACCACAAAGACAAAAACGCTCGATTTAGGAACCGCTTTCCACTGCCGTGTACTTGAACCGGAAGAATTCAGTAACCGCTTTATCGTGGCACCTGAATTTAACCGCCGTACAACCGCCGGAAAAGAAGAGGAGAAAGCGTTTCTGATGGAATGCGCAAGCACAGGAAAAACGGTTATCACTGCCGAAGAAGGCCGGAAAATTGAACTCATGTATCAGAGCGTTATGGCTTTGCCGCTGGGTCAATGGCTTGTTGAAAGCGCCGGACACGCTGAATCATCAATTTACTGGGAAGATCCTGAAACAGGAATTTTGTGTCGGTGCCGTCCGGACAAAATTATCCCTGAATTTCACTGGATCATGGACGTGAAAAC